GCTGCAAACCATATAAATGAATTTTTTGCATTAAATAACTGCCCTACTGTATCCTGATTTATTATTTTATATAATCTATTTAGTTCGCTTTCAAATATTTCAAACTCATCATTTGTAGCATTGTCATTAAGGTACAAACTTATCTGTTTTGCTGCCTTTTTCCAATTATCAAGATGAAACATTGTCATAATAGATTCACACACAATCCTATTAAATACTTCCTTTGTATCTTCTTTGGGATTATAGTTTCCACAATCTGCGAAGAAACGATTACTAACAAGTTTTTTTATCTCAGGTGCTATCTTCCAAGCTGAAAGAATATTTTTCTGATTTACATTCATACTTGTTTGCCTATTATATCTTGCAATATGATAAGCTATTTCTTCATCCGTACAATCAAGATGTTTAACTATATCAACAGCGTAGCTATCGAATTAATTCATCAGGTAAATCCCTATATCTTTTTTCTCTAAGATCATATTTAATAATTCCAATTTTTCCGTTTTCATCAACTCCCTGATAATACATTATTGGCATTTCAATATTCTTTTTTATCTCAAAAACATTATTCTTATACGATTCAAGAACTGTTAATCTCTGCAAACCATCTATAAGCCAAAGAATAAACTCTGTTGAACTTACAATCTGTTCACATATTTTAATAGAATCAATATCCTCTCCTTTAATAATAGTAGCAGCAAGTCCTGATGCTGCTTCATCCGACCACTGATTAGGCTTTCTCTGCAAAGGATGATTC